CGGTAAATTTAGATTACAAAAGTATTCTATTGTCTGAAGATATCGACTTACCTAAAGATATTTTAGATGGTTTTGAGGTTGTACAGGTTGATAAATCACCACGGTCAATGGTTAAAATCAGAGTAAATTCAACAGATAGGGATACAGATAGAGACGAAATTTTAAGACGATTAAAACAAGCTGGTATAACAGCAGAACTTACATCTACTACTTCATCTGTTGACCCTATAACTGGTGAATTTGATGGTAGAAAATTTAGAATAAATGTTAAACCTAAATCGGGTGGAATGGGTGAGACCACACTTAATTCTAGTATCACTGAACTATTTCCCTGCATCGCATTTGAAAAGAACCTAAGTCCTAGTAATGCAGAAGACTTCATGGCAAAATTAATGAAGGTTAATTTAAGTACTTTGAAATGTATTGGGGCGAGTGATTTAGAAGCAGCCAAAGAAACCATTAACAATGCAGAAGGTTCTTCCAAGTTTAACGATAAAATGAACAACGCCCTTGGAATATTAAAGTTTATAAACGACCAACATAGTGATAAATCAATATCAAGTGTTCATTGGGGTTATCGTAGTAAACCAACAGGAGTGCCAGGCAATCATCCAGGCGATATGTTTATCGTTTACGCAGATAAAAAGATACTTGGAGTTAGTTTGAAAGCAGGTGGAAAGAAAACATCTGAACCACAATTAAATACATATCATAAAACAATATTTGTAAACTCTCGTGGTGGTGCAAGTTTTAATGATGCAACAGGGTTGGAAAACCTACGCAAAAAAATATATAATGATGTGTATTCTAAAATTGAGGGAATGCCACCTATCGCAAATTTTGATGGTGGTAAAGGTAGTAGACATAAAGATAAACAACTAACATTTAAGGCAATTAAGGCACTAAAGACTTCTGACCAAGACAAATACTATAATCAATACTTGGAACTGGTAAGACAAGGTCTTATAGATAGATTCAATAAAGATAAAAAAGCTACTATGAAATTCATCAAGGATGGAATATTAAGAGAAGCACCTGATGTACCTACAATGGTTATTAAAGCAAGTGGTTCAGATTATTCAGAAATTACAGACAGAAATGAAGTTGGTGTGTTTTTACCTCAAGTAGAGTTTATCACAGCAAAGAACGGTAAAACAAAACAAGATTTTATATTAGAACTAAAAAGTGGAAGTGAAATCGTTAAAATGGGAATGACCACTCGATCAAGCAGTGGCGGAAAACTTAAACAGTTTAGTCTTAAAGTAACATATGTAGGAATAGTTAGATAAATTATGTATCAATTAATTGAAGAAGCCTCAAAGGTTTTAAGAACTCCACCAATGGAATTTGACTTTGCCAAACCTACCCACGACCCAAAAGAAGTTGAAACAAAACTGGGTGACGCCATGATGAAATTCGGTGGATTGGGATTATCTGCAAACCAAGTTGGTTTAGATGTCAGATGTTTTATTATGAAAACTGCTGATATGGGAAATAAAGCATTCTTTAACCCTGAACTTACAAAAGCATCATCTGAAACAGATTTAATGAAAGAGGGATGTTTGTCATTCCCCGATATGTTTCTTATGATAAAAAGAAGTAAAGTCGTAGAAATGAAATACTTCGACTCAGCTGGTGAAGAACACTTCGTTACACTAGATGGTGTAGGTGCAAGATGTGTTCAACATGAAATAGACCACTTGAACGGAATAGTCTTCTTGCAACGCGCAAGTAGAATGAAACTAGAACGTGCATTGAAATCGAGACCCAAAGAAAAGGCTCGTAGAATAGAATATGAAAAAAGACAAGCAATTGCAAAATACATCCAAAGTGTTCAATCTTCTCCGCCTGCCGACCCTAGTGTCGAGTCAGGAAGCCAAGGCACTGATATACTACTACCGAACGCACAAGCACAAGCGTAGTCTTGGTGATGGTTCGGACTACCGTGCCATAGATTTAATACACATTCAAACTCAATGGGTTAGAGACATCTTTAATCGTATTGGATATGCATGTGTGGGTGAAATCCGAAAAGCAACAAATCAGATAGTCTATCCTGAAATGACTGCTTTCAATGAATGGAAAATCGGGGGTGTTCAACACCCACACTTAGACACCTATTCTAATGTACAGATTCAAAACGAACTTGTGGAAGAAACCCCCAGTCGTGAATGGACAGTTATTCTACACCTAAATGATGAATTTAATGGGGGTGAAACATACTTCCCCGATCAAGATAATTACACCAATACACCTAAAGAAGGTGAGGGTATTCTATTTCAGGGTCTATACCACCAACATGGGGTAAATCCAGTCAGGAGATGTTCAAGATATACCATTTCTATGTGGTTTACTACTGATCCTAAGTTAATCTTGACAGACGCTAGGACAGATGACCTCACAATTGACCACCACACGATTAAAGCCGAAGATCAGCCCTTTCCAACCTAAAATCCCCTAAAACTCCCTATATTTCCTACTTATTTGTCAAAAATAAATTTGACAATGCCTCTCACTTTTTGTTATAATATGTATATAATGAAAAAACAAGAGGAAAATATGAAAAATCAAGAGGAAAATATGACAGTTAATGAAAGTGTTGAGAAAATGATTGCCACAATCAAAGCAAATGGTGGTTCTTCTGCCAACAACGAATACGATAGTGGTGCTAACTATATGTTAGGTTACCTTGGAAGTATGTTGGTATCACTTGCCACTAAGTACCCCGAAGTACTTAAAGAGGTCAATGCCACAACTGATTGGGTTGAGGGACACTAGATGACCGCTGCATACTCACCACCCAAAGCATGGGAAACCGCAAGTTGGTTTTCTGACCCCACTGAGAGTAATTATACGAAACAAAAAGTAATGCAATACACCAATAGTATCAACGAATGGGAACAAGACTTCTGTTCTAATGATGAGATGGTGACTATTATAGAGGAATTCACTCAATGGAACTAACTTACTTAAAAGAGATTACAGATTGGTCTGAGTCTAAAGTCTCAGTGCCCAATCACACTTACATTGTCAACAAGGCAATGCAGTTAGTCGGTTATATCAAGACAGGGACTAAAGAAGAGATAATCTTCAAGTCTCCAATGAAACAATTCTCTAAATCTAGGAGAAAGTTTGTTACCCTCAAAAAATAAATTTGACAATGGGTACTACTTTTTGATATACTATAGTTAATGGGAGAACAAATGACAAATCATGCAATTAAGAACCAAAAAGATCAGTTAGCAAAACTAATGGCTACTGAGAATCTTACGATTGTTCATAAGAAGGTGCCGACTGCATACTTCGATATGAAAAATAGGATACTTTGTTGTCCGATACTTAAAGACGATCTTTCAACCGAACTCTATGATCTTTTCATGGGTCATGAAGTTGGTCATGCATTGAATACACCTTATGAAGGTGTTCATAGTGCATTAACTAAGAATAAAACCCTTAAGGGGTATCTTAACGTGGTCGAGGATGTCAGGATTGAGAAAGACATCAAATACAGATATCAAGGATTAAAGAGATCATTTTTCACTGCATACAATGAATTGGTTGCAATGGATTTCTTTGGAATCAAAGATAAAGATTTAAATGAACTAGCAATTATTGATAAGATCAATCTTATTACTAAAGTTGGTCACAGAATTAATATTGCACTTTCTCCTGAAGAGCAAGTGTTTTTAGACATGGCAGAAGCCTGCAAGACTTGGGACGAAGTTGAGATTTGTGCAAATGCAATCTACGAATGGTCTAAAGAAAACGAAACAAGAAACGAAGACGATGAAGCTATTACACCTGAGACACTTCCCACCTTTGAAGACGAAGATGGAGAATATGAAGAAGACGAAAATGGTAACCCAATGGATGATGATGGTGACTATGAAAACAAAACTTCGGGTTCAGGTGATGATGGTGAAGATGAAGATGATTCAGATAGTCTTCCTGATGCACCTGATTACGGTAACGGTGATTCCGATGAAGAACCTGAAGAGGGTGAAGACGGTGACGGTGAAGACGAAGAAGAAGCAGGTACTCCATCACAAACTAAAACCACTGGTAAAGAGGGTGGTCAAGGTTCTAGGGATGATTATGACGATGAAGACGGAGCAAGAGAATCGATCACTGAACACCATGCACATAACAATGAAGACCAGTTTATTTCCGATGATAACACTACCACCACTACTATTCTTTTAAAAGACGAATTTAAGAAGTGGAAAAACTTTAAAGATACAACAGTAACCTATAAGCAAATGATTGAAGACTGGGACACAGAGTTTTGGACTATTACTGAAGCAAACAAATGGGAACTAAATGATGAACTTCTATCTTTGAGAAAAGCAAAAGCAATACACACTTCTAAGAAGTTAAGAGATAAGAATAAAAAGATGGTTGCCCACATGGCAAAAGAATTTGAAATGAAGCAGACTGCAATGAGAAGTGCAAAGGCTTTCCAAGGTAAAACTGGAAAACTTGACATGGTTAGACTTGCAAAATATCAAATTGTTGATGACATTTTCAAAAAAGTTACTTACCTTCCTGATGGAAAAAATCACGGTCTTAATGTTTTATTAGATTGGAGTGGTTCTATTTCAGCAGAAGCAGGTGACTTGATCGAACAAGCAATGATCTTAGCAGAGTTTTGCAGAAAAGTGAACATACCTCATAGAGTGTATTTGTTCTCTGATGTGTATCAAATGGAAGACGCAGACGGATGGGGCAGAACTGATAATCCTAGGTTGATTGAATTATTCTCAGACAAAATGTCAGGAAGAGATTACAATAAAAACCACATGAACCTTTCTCAGTTATGGAATAACTTCTTTATTACCAACAGAAATCATCTAAAAATGGTTAACAAATATAACAGCTGGTTTGATGGTGTTCATGAAGTGAAAGATTACGGCTGGGTAGATTTTGACGATCATGCAACTCTTAGACCATATAGACTAGGTGGAACTCCATTAGATCATGGAATCACAGCAATGAGGTGTCTACTTCCTATATTTAATGCAGAGTACAATATTGAGAAGTCAATCCTTACAGTTATTACTGATGGGTATTCTCATTCGTCACCAGTGTTCAATGACCAAGATCATGAGCAAGATGACAGAAAAGCTCAGGCCACTGACGGTGAGCCAAGCTATAGAAGTCATAGCAAAAGAATGTTGATAGACCCTTTCACTAACAAGTCTTATCCTTATTCGGATAACTCTGCTGGGAGATGGAACCAAAGTTTCCTTCAAACTCAGAATCTTTTAGACTGGGTAGCTCAAGAAACTGGGGTAATAGTTACTGGATACTTTTGTCTAGGAAACAAAAAAGACCTTTGGGCATTAAAGGAAAATATTGGAAAGGAAATGACTTACATGGATACCGATACTATTTGGAGAACAATTAGAAAAGAAGGTATTTCTCTCAAATGTCACGGTTATAACAAATTATTTTTAACATCATCTAACGCACTTAGTGTCGAAGGTGAAGACGAATTATCAGATGACTTGCAGGGAGCAAACAAAAGAAAACTTATGAGTGCTTTTAAAAAGAACCAAAAGTCCAAGACTACATCAAGATTTTTAACCAATGAATTCATAAAGGAGATAGCATAATGAATAGAGAACCATTAAGAGTAGACATAGCTTATTACGAGAACCATGACCCACACTACAGTGCATTTGCAGACGCAATAACTGATGTAGGGCCAAGTCCTTGTGAAAAATTTGACTGTTCAAATAAGGACTTTTGTGCAATCCAAAGGGTTGAGTGTAAGGCATTCAGGGTTTGGACTAATGAAGGTGAAGATGTGTATGAGAGACATCTATACAAGAATAAGAAAGGGTTGTATCCAAAACCCATTGAGCAATCAATTAAGATACTACTACATGAAATTAAATAACAATTATAGTGAAATAAATTTGACAATGGGTGTCACTTTTTGTTATACTATAGTTAATGGGAAAACAATTGAAATTAATAGGAGACAATATGAATTTTCAAGAAATAAAAGAAGCAATGCTTAAAATGAGTCAACATGAGTTGAGTCACATTGTTCAAATAGCAAATCAGATAAAATCAATATCTGCGGAAGCAACTTTTTCGGTTGGTCAGAAAGTAAATGTGGTTCAAAAAACCAAATCTACTCCTGCCACGATTGTAAAAATGAATACAAAGAAAGCAGTTGTTCAAATGAACTGGCAAGGAAGAGGACTGTCAAAAGTCAATGTTCCTTACTCAATGTTGGAGGCAGCGTAATTATGACGGATAGAACTTATAATAGATCGGAGTCCATTGTCATCGATGACAAGGACTTCCACTTTACACCTGATAGGAAGGAATTCCTCGCAGGGTTAGTAGAGAAATTTCCAAACGAATCTTTATTTACTAAAGAAGATTTGGAAGCAGCTGGTGGATTTCCTTACTGGATTAAATCTGCTAGATACAATTTTAAAGTTGGTGCAAACCAGTTTAATCTTGAAGCAGTTATCAGTGGTTACAATGGTGGTTATGAACCACAGAATGTAACACCAATTAGGGTTGCACCACAACCAGCACCGATCCCTGCAGTGAACAATCCTGCTCATATGCCAGTGGCCGCAAAAACCACTGCAATCAATATTCTCGATAATGTAAAAATCATTCCTGAGAAAATGAGCAACTATGTTCCTTTCGGACATTTCAAAGATGTCAAAGGGATTATCAAATCTAAAATGTTCTTTCCAGTATTTGTTACTGGTTTGAGTGGTAACGGTAAGACGTTAATGATTGAACAAGTTTGTGCTCAGTTAAAGAGAGAGTGTTACAGAGTTAACATTACTATCGAGACTGATGAAGACGATCTAATGGGTGGCCACACTTTACAAGGTGGTGATATCTGTTTCAGAGAAGGCCCTGTAATTAAAGCAATGAGAAAAGGAGCAGTTCTTCTTCTTGATGAAGTTGATTTAGGTTCTAACAAGTTGATGTGTTTACAATCAGTTCTTGAAGGTAAAGGTTACTTTATCAAGAAGACTGGTGAGTGGGTTTCACCTGCTAAAGGTTTCACGATTCTTGCAACTGCAAACACCAAAGGTCAAGGTTCAGACGATGGGAAGTTCATTGGAACTCAAATCATGAACGAAGCCATGTTGGAAAGATTTGCAATTACCATGCAACAAGAATACCCACCAGTGAAAACTGAGGTTACAATCTTGACTAAAGAAATGGAGTTGACTGGAAAAGTCGATTTAGAGTTTGTCAAAAAGCTTGTTGACTGGGCAGATATTATCAGAAAATCGTACTATGAAGGTGCAATTGATGATGTTATTACTACTAGGAGATTGGTTCACATTGTCAATGCATACAGAATGTTCAATGACAAACTGAAGTCCATCACAATGTGTATCTCTAGGTTCGATGCAGAAACTAGAAATGCAATCCTCGACCTCTACACCAAGATTGATGCAGGGGTTGATATGTCAGAGGGTTCAACAGAAGATTCTTCTGAAGAAGAAAACCCTATTGACGAAAGACAGTTACCGTAGTATACTATGGGTATGTCAAAAACTAAAGCAGTAGCATACAAATATAATGAGGGTCAACTCCTAACCGAGTTGACTTCTTATATTGATTCAACTTACGAAGAACACTACAGCTTGAACAAGTTTCAGGCAACAGAGTTCATCATTGACAGTGGTCATGGTGAAGGATTCTGTATTGGGAATGTATTGAAATATGCACAACGATATGGTAAAAAGGGTGGGAAAAATCGTGCTGATCTATTAAAGGTTTTGCACTATGGACTCATACAATTATACATTCACGATATGGAGAAAACAGAGTGATGAAAATAAGTGACGATACAAGGGATGTTCTAAAGAACTTCTCTACAATTAATTCGGGAATCCGAGTTAAGACTGGAAACAAATTAGAGACGATCTCTAATATGAAAAATATACTTGCAGTAGCAACTGTGAGTGAAGAGTTCCCAACGAACTTTTCGATATACAACTTACCTGAATTTTTAGGAGCAACCAGTTTACTGGAAGACCCTGATTTTAATTTTGGTGAAACCTCATTATCGATTGCAGATAACAATTCTAAGCTTGCATACTTTTATGCATCTGAAGGAATGGTAACTGCACCTGATAAAATGATAACTATGCCTGATGCAGAGATAGAATTTAAAGTGACTTCAACCTTGTTGAGTGACCTTCAGAAAGCATCAAGTGTCCTAGGGGTAAATGACTTAGTGTTAGAATCAGATGGTGAATCTGTATCTCTAACAGTCAAGGACAAGAAGAATACAGCTTCAAATACCTTCTCACGAATAGTGGGTGAAGGGGATGGAACCAAATATTCAATGAATTTTAAGATTGAGAATCTTAAGATACTGGCTGGAAACTACAATGTATCCGTCAGTTCTAAGGGTATTTCGCATTTTAACAATGCAGATATCGAATTAGAGTATTTTATTGCACTAGAACCCGATAGTAAATACGGAGTCTAGGTATAAATAACTATATGGTACTTGCTTGTCTCAGCATTATCATGGGAGCAACTCTTTCTCATCATTCTACAAGGTGAGTTGCACACAAAAACAGGTGGGGGTTTTTGCCTTTTTTATATTATGAGAATCAAATGATTGAAGAATTTCTATTTGTCGAAAAATATCGACCACAAAACATTGAGGATACTATACTTCCCCAAGGTTTTAAAACCCAATTCAAAGAATTTGTAAAGTTAGGAGAAATTCCTAACTTACTTTTGAGTGGGTCACAAGGTTGTGGTAAAACCACAATCGCAAAAGCATTATGCAATGAGCTTGGTGCAGACTATATCGTAATCAATGGTTCTGATGAAGGACGTTTGATTGATACCCTTAGAACCAAGATCAGGAACTTTGCATCTACTGTATCATTACAGGGTGGCCCAAAGGTGGTCATCCTAGATGAAGCAGATTACACAAGTGCAGAAAGTGTTCAACCAGCATTGAGAGGATTCATAGAAGAGTTCTCCAGTAATTGTAGATTCATATTTACATGTAATTACAAAAACAGAATTATCCCTGCATTACATTCAAGGTGTACTGTAGTTGATTTCAAAATACCATTCAATGAAAGACAAATCCTCGCAGGACAGATGTTAAAAAGAGTCACAGAGATTTGTGAATCTGAAAACATCAAAGCAGATGTTGAAGTCTTAGCAGAACTCATCATGAAGTTCTTTCCTGATTTCAGACGTGTCCTGAATGAAGTGCAACGATATGGAGTTAGTGGAACAATTGATTCGGGGCTACTATCATCGCTCAGTGAAGAGAAATTTACCCCACTGATAAATATGGTTAAGGATAAAAATTGGAGTGCAATGAGAAAGTGGGTCGGAGAGAATTCTGATAACGATTTCAATACACTCTTCAGGAAAGTGTTTAATGCACTTGAGCAAAGATTAGAAGGTCAGTCAATACCAGCAGCTGTTCTTATCATTGCAGATTATCAATACAAAGCTGCCTTTGCAATGGATGAAGAAATTAACTTCGTTGCATGTCTAACCGAACTCATGAGTGAGTGTAGGTTTAAGGAGTGAGTATATGGGTGAGTTTGATTACAGAGTAGAGAAACAAAGATTACGTCTAGAAGCAGAAGACTGGGCAAAAGGTATTAGGTCTTTACATGCACATAGTTTAAATTCTATGTGGTATGATACTAGAGGTGACGATGGTTCTGTAATAGATACCTGTTACAACGATGGTTCAATCAAAAGAGAAATAATTAAAACTGGTAAAATCATCTATTTTGGTGAACGATTGACTGGTGATGATCTAATTAATTCATATACACGACACTCGGCAGGTTAATGTCTAAACACAATCCTTTTGACCTTGTTAAACGCAATCCTTTTGACTTTGTTAAGTCCGTTTCCTATGATAAAAAAGATATCATGGTTGACGATCATGAAGAAAAAAACTACGCACCCTTCCTTATAAACAAATCATTGTCCTACCATCAGGATTCTGTTTTCTTTACTAATGAGATGAACTGTCGATACCACCTCGACAATCGTCTTCAATATGTCTTTTTACTAAATACTCTTAGAAAAAGACAACGGTTTGCTAAATGGAGTAAACCATATATTAGTAACAAACTCGATACCATAAAACAGTATTATCAGATATCAACACTTAAAGCAAAAGAGTACATGGAAGTGTTATCAGATAA